TTATCAAAATAATTTAGATAAAGTTTTATATGACTTGGATAAACAAAACGGAAACTTTGCATATATAAATTTTAATTGGAAACAATTTGTAGATAAATACTTAGCACAATCAACCGGATTAACAACCGATAGAGGTATATTAAAGTGGTCTCTAACGCCAGATTTTATGTTAAGGTGGTTAGATGGTGATTCTAAACCAACATTTTTATTAGATTATTCATATCATATACCAGCTGGAGTTAAAACTGTATTTGATTTACAAGGAGATTCTAAAGAGGCTTCACAATCACCGACACAAAAAGCTACATATTCACCAGACCCTAAGAAAATAGCAAGATTGCAAAACCTATTAGGAACAATCGGTAGTGGAGTTGCTTATGCAAATTTAGCGTTAGCAACTGCTGGGCAAATAAAAAGTAGATTTGAAAATGCGAAAGGAGCTGTCAAAAACTTATCCGAAACTGCAAAAGGCTTGCAGGGTAAATTTAATGATGTTAAGGGCATGTTAACTAAGGATTATATAAACGGAAAAGTTACTGATTTAAAATCATTAGTTAATAAATCTCTTCCTAAGAAAGGTTCATTCAAATCATTCTTTGTAAGAGAAAAATCTAAGATTGTTAAGAAGGTTGCTCTATTCAAAGAAAAACTTAAGAGAAAGAAAAAAGACCCTAAGGTTAAACTTGCTGAATTGAGTGCATTGGATAAAGCTACATCTAAGTTGGATAAAGTCTCATCTAAGTTAGATACTTTGCCAAAAATACCAAAAATACCAAAAGGATTAACTAAAGCTGCTGGATTGATAGCTAAGATATCCGCAGGTGGTAAGGGATTATCATTTGGTTCATTAGTATCAACCGCATTACCTGGATTATCTAATTTACAAGTCCCATCCTTTAAAAATATAAATTGGGCAAATCCATTGGATGCCTTAGATGGTATAACCGGAGGATTAGAGGCAATCAATTCAGTTGGTCAAAAAGTAGTTAATACAAACTTTGATATAAATGTTCCAAAAGGAGTTGGACCATTTTATGCAATGAATGAGAAAGAAGCTAAAATTGCAGCGGAAACTGCACTTGCTGCTAAATTGGCTAGTGATTTTGCAGCACAACAAATAAGAGCAGAGGAAAGACTTCAGAATAATAAAAATATTAAAATAGTTCCACTACAATTAAAAACATTAACATCGATACAACCTCCTTCTATAGATAGAATATTAGCTGCTAGACCAATTGCTGCTGTTACAATTAATACTCCAAAGGCAGCTGGACCGTTTGTAGTTTTAGCTGATAAAGCGTATTTCCACTCAAGTTCAACTGCTACTTCTAAACGAAATGCATATCTTGTTAGTGGGGAAGGTGGTACGTTTACTAAAGTTGAAAATAATTTCGGATACTTAAGATTTACCAATGCTAGAGGAGTGGTATCTGAAGGATGGATAAAGACTTCAGATGTACGAATGAGTTAAGATTCCTAAAAAGGCAATTAGTAAAAAAACTTTTTAATACTTATTGATATAAACCCAATCGATATGAAGAGAATATATTATCGTTTAAATTGGAAAAACTATTTAAGTGATGTTGAGGGTGAAGGTGGGTTCTCAGGCCATCTAAAAAATAAGGGCGATATTATTTATCAAACTTTTTTCAAACAAATTAAGACTGCTTCCGCTAGGAATTTAAAAGAACTATGTATCACTATAGATGATTACTCTCGTACTATGATTGTAATTTCTAGAGATGAATATGCAGAAGTTCTATCTATGTGTATGATGTATTTTCAAAATAAAGAAGATTATGAACAATGCGTTGAAATTAGAAATCTAATACAGAAGATAAAAACTAAAAAACCATCTTCTAGAATTAGTAAGAAAGAAAAATTAATTCTTATGAAGATTGGTTAAGTTATAATAGAACAATAACCTAACATTAAATTTATGGGTAAAGTATCTAAAAGGATTACAAAGAGTGCTACAGAGCAAACAGTTACAAACACAATTGGAGAAATTGTAGAAAACAAAGTAGGAGGAATACCGAAATTAATATCACCAATAGAATTTAAGACAAGAAATCAAAAAAGATTGTATAAGGCAATCGAATCACACAAAAATAATATAGTTATGGCTCATGCGTTGGCAGGGGCAGGTAAAACATTCATCGGAATACAAAAGGGTATAGAGTTATTATACCAAAGGAATAGTGGAATATATAAAATGGTTATTATAAATCCAACCGTCGATGTTGGTAACGAAGATAAGTTAGGTCACCTTCCTGGTGATTTGATGGAGAAGATAGCTTATCATAATGAATCCTCAATAGGAATACTTCACAAAATTATAGGAGAAAAAGAAACCATCCGTTTGATTGAGGCGGGGAAGATAGAATTTAAGGTTTTAAACTTCCTTAGAGGGATGAACTTTAACAATACATACATCTTTATGGACGAGTCGCAGAACGCCTCTCCTGCTCAGTTAAAAACACTCGTAACGCGTATATCAGATGATAGTAAGTTGGTAATATGTGGAGACCTTTCCCAATGTGATAAATTTAGGGCTAATGGAGTACCTGCATATCAAAAGAGTGGGTTCTATGATATATGGAATCGATTTATGGGGGTAGAGGGTGTATATCAAGTGGAGTTCTCAAAGGAGGATTGTGTAAGAAGTGGTATCGTAAAGAGATTGTTAGAAAGATATGATTTGGAAGAAGAAATAAGATTAGGTGAAAGTAAAACACAACCAGATTTGGAAAATTCAAAAAGTTTTTATACCTTTGTAGAAACCGAATAAAAAAATGGAAGAAATTAAAATTACAATTGAAAAAAATGGTGAACTCTCTGTATTACATTTAAAAACAGATAAATCTTTATTTGATATTATAGATGCTATTGGAAAGATTACCAAAGAAGAAGATGTAGCTTCTTTTATAGAAAGACAATTATTATCCGATGGGAAAGATGGGTTTATCTATGAATCACCTGATAATGGTGGGATAATCTACAGAAGGAAGATAGGTGAAAAGAAAAGAGAAGTAATCACTAAGAAACAATCTAAAACTGAAACTCGACATGATTTGGGTGGAAGTTATGAAGTTGAAGTTAAAGAAACCGATGGTTGGAATTGTTCTTATTGTGGTGTAAATACTTTTGAAGTTGAATCCGATTATTTAGTAGGTGTAGACCACTTATCATGCCTTTTGAAAAATGACACAGAAACAAAAGAAAAAGGATAAGCCGGATTTAGTAGTATGGGATGAGGAACGTGGTTACTATCAAAGAGAATTAACTTATGGTAGTAATCACGGAGCTCCAGCAATTAAATTAGAAGATGTTGCCGGTTGGAAGTTGAGAGGTGTTGTTAGAGTTAACCATCACTTTAAATCACGTTATGATGAGATAAAAGCGGAAGCACAAAAACTAATAGATGAATATAATTGGAATGAGTTAGTATATACTGCTCAATTTAATTTTCAGCCTGTAATGGGAGAAACGTATCACCTTTATATGAGAGATGATGAATCGGTTTTTCTTTCTCTCATTCCACCAAATGCTTGGAAACAAAAATATATAGCTTCTTTTGAATTAGATAGTAGAGAGAAGTGGGTTAAGATAAATTTTGAACATGAAATATGATTTAGTAATTATCAACGGAGATTCGTTTTCCGAAGGTAATGGGTTATATCGACAATTTGATACATACAAAGAAGAATGTAAGTACTACGATTATTGGTTGGAATTAAAAAAACATTCTAATAACGAAGTATTCTTAGACAGGTCTTTTAGTTGGGGATTAAAGATAGCAGAATTATTAGGTGTTCCACTTTTAAACATATCTAAGAGTGGTTCATCCAATAAATCTATTCTGCGTAGGTGGTATTATATTTCTGGTATAGAGCCTAAAGTTAATCCGTATTTCATATATGATTATAAAGTTGGAGAAGATAATTGGGTATTCTTAGAACCTAACAAAAGAATTTTTAAGAAGTATAATAAATCACTTTTAAAAAATTATAAGAATCCTTTATGTATAACACAATGGAGTGGTTCATATAGAGCGGATATGACGTATAAGAGCTTAGTACATTCTCTTAATCCTGGTATGAATCAAGTTAATATAGTAAAGGATTGGCTTAAACATAATGATATACCAATCGATTCGGAAAAATTCCATACATTCTTTTCATACTTTACTAATTTTGTAATGACCGATTATTTAGTTCAATATGAGAACTTAAATAACTTAATGGCATATAATCAACTAATGCAAATCAATGGGTTTGAATCTTACTCAATTGCACATAGAATGGCAAGTGGAATGGAGTTTGGATATGATACGATACTTAATAACGTATTACATATGAATGATACTAAACATATAGAAGAAAATACATACACTTTAAAAGATGTTGGTATAGAAAATCTACACTATAGTTTAGAGGGGCATGAATATTTTGGAGAATCTATTTTAAATATGATAGAAAAAGATATAATATAATGTTAAGGGCTTTGTACATATTTAATAATGGGGAAACTGAAATCAGAGATGGTGGGTTGGTATTTTATTTACCACGAGGATTTAGTACGAATACTGAATTTGATAAAAACGTAAAGCTAATAGAAATCAGTAAATCTATGGATTCATTTGATTATAATAACCAAATGTTTATTAATAGATTAAGAAATAATATAGAATCTGTATATGATTTTAATTCTGAAATAAGATTTGTAATAAATTTTGCTATGGAAGAAAGTATTATTACAAATGATATTATAAATTTTTACAAAACACTTCTTCATAACAAGCCTTTAATTTGGTTAACCAATGATATAAATTATTTAGGTAAAGATGGTTTTATTTTTTATAACCCTAATCAATGGGTGACGGAAAATTGTGAAACAGAATTTGTACATGCATTGGATATTATTAAGCGTGCGGATTTAGGGACAATAAAGAAAAAATTTATGTTTCTTAATAATCACTTCTCTCCTATTAGATTTGAAATACTTAAATTAATTCATAAGAACAATAAACAATCGGAAGGTAACATATCCTTTAATTTAATAGATTTTAATGATACACATTTCGGTATAGAATCAGAAGAATCTTTTTTAAAACAATGTGAAGAGTACGGTATTAAATATCCTATGTATTATGATACCTATCCTGGATTATCTAAGATTAGTGAAGTAGAGCAACAGAAAAAGAAAATATTAGATATTAATCATATTGGTACAGTTCCTATGAATTATAGAATATATTTTGAATGTTTTTTTGAAATAATAACAGAGACTCACCACTTATTAAAAATGAGTGGTGCATATACATCGGAGAAAATACATAAGGCTCTTAAATCCGGAAATCCTTTTGTGTATTATGGAAAAAAAGAAGTTAAATATGCATTAGAAAAAATAGGATTTAAATTTAATTCTCCTATATATTTTTTTGGAGAAGGAGAAGAATTTATGAATCATTTAGAAACTATGCTAAATAATGATATGGAATGGTATAATGATGTACAACGAAAATATTTGAAAGAGTACATACATAATATTATGGAATACAGTACTGTACAACGTAGTCAAAGTAATAGAATAGTAAAATACATATACAAATGATTTATTGGTTAACCGGTCAGCCAGGAGCAGGTAAAACAACCTTAGTAAAAATGTTATATACTCATATTCATTCTTTACATCCTATGATTGTAGATGGTGATGATATAAGAGAAATCTTCAATAATAAAGATTACTCAGAGGCGGGTCGTAGAAAGAATGTAGAATTGGCACAACATCTTTCTCACTTCATACATAATAAAGGAGGTCTTGCGTTAGTATCATTAGTTTCCCCATATAAAGACCAAAGAGATTCATTTAAGGAATTGATAGGCAATGATAATATTAAAGAAATATATGTTCACACAACCGAAGAAAGAGGTAGAGAAAATTTCTTCGTAGAAGGATACGAACCACCGATTGAAAATTTTATAGATTGCGATACGACAATTGATAATGAGTTTCAATCATATAGAAAATTATTACAAAAATTAGATTTATGATTTGGCAAGAAAGAATTTTCTCAAAAGATGAGTGTAATAAAATTATAGAATATTCAAACTTATATCCTATAATAGAAGATAAATTTAACAGAGATGGTAAGTTCATTAAAAACGGTGATATAACTATAGATGGAAATAGACTATCACATCGTACTTCTTTTTCTTATAATTTTTACAGCATACCAAATAATGATGATACTGAATGGATGTTTGATAAATTAATAAATTGGTTTGAATCTAAAAGTGGAGTTGAGATTAATACAAATGTAAAAATGATAGATACGGGTTTACATCATTATATAAAGGGAGATAAATTTAATAAACATATAGATTTGTCACCATTACATCCTGATAGAAGATATAATTTAGGGATACAATTAAACGATAATTATGAAGGTGGTGAATATGTGTGTTGGGATTATATGGGAAAGGAGATAATTATATCAAAAGAGATTGGTACTGCATTGGCATATAATTGTAAGATTGCACATGAAATTAAAGAAATACATAATGGTGATAGGTGGTCGATTGTGTTACCCTTACCAAAGCAGGCTATTATAGAAAATAAAAATTTGTTATAAATGAAAAAGTATGCAATGTACATCGGAAGATGGCAAAATTGGCACAAAGGTCACGAATGGTTAATCAACCAACAATTACAAAAAGACAAAAATGTTTGGGTAGCAATTAGAGACGTTCAACAAGATGAGAACAATCCTAAAACAGCACAACAAATTTTAAAAAAATTATCAAACGAACCATTCTTTACAAACAATTTTGATAAGATTTTGTTATCTATTATTCCTGATATTGAATCAGTAAACTATGGTAGAGGAGTAGGATACGATGTAATCTATCACGAACCACCAACCGATGTAGCAGTAATTAGCGGAACTGCTATCAGAACAGGTCATATGACACCGGATGGAACGATTACTTATGATAAAACTAAAGGATAATGAATGGAACAGAAAAACTAATATTTTCATCAGATGAAATCAGAATAGTAGGAAGAGAAGGTGAGGCTGTTATGCACAGAGGTGAGACATCCTTAATGAATAAACTAGCTGAAATAGTTACTAAAAATGGAGGGGATATTTTAGAATTAGGATTTGGTATGCATATATCAGCGGATGCGATTCAATCTAACCCAAATGTAACATCTCACACAATCATAGAAGTTCATCCTGAGATATATAATATTGCTTTATTATGGGCCAAAAATAAACCTAACACTAAGATATTATTAGGAGATTGGGTTGATATATTACCTACATTAGACCAAAAATTTGATGGGATATTGCACGATACTCATTGGGATGATAATATACCTAAACTATTAGAGTTAGCAAAACCAAATTCTAAAGTTGGTACTATTGTTGGGTTGTTTGCCTTACATGTAGTAGATGTGAGAATAAGTGGTTACCGACACCTTATAACAGATGAAGAAAAAAAAATATTACCATACGCGAATACCAGAAAATGGAGAAATGAATATGAATTAAAATACACAATATTCAATGGAACTGATTTCCAAAAAGATAATATTAAAAAATCATTAATATGATAGTAGAAAGGAGGAGACACATTGCAAAAACCATCTCATATCGTATTATAAGCACCATAGTTGGGTTCTTATTAATGTGGTTGATAAGTGGTTCAATTAAAGTAGGAGCCGCATTTGGAGTAGCAGAATTGATTTATAAACCCATACAATACTATATTCACGAAAGAGTTTGGTATAAATGGATAAAATACGGATTAAAGAAATAAATGGATAGAATCGTAGTTATAGAAAATTTTTTAACAAAGAAAGAATGTGAAGATGCTCTACCTCTTATTATAAAAGGAGATGTCTTAGATAGTGGAATTATATATGATAGGTTAACTAAATATGTAAGCGATTTTATAACTCTTAAAGGATATAGGTTATCAAATATATCTCCTTTTAAGTTTAACGTGCACACTAGTGAAAATAGTAATCCGGAATGGGTTTCAGATGAAGAAACATATATTTCATTTTTAATACAATTAAATGAAGATTATTTCAGAGGTAGATTTCAATTTCTAATAGATGATAATGATAAATATTTTCAATTACCTCATGGTGCAGGTAACTTAGTTGTATATTTTTCAAACATAAAAAATAGAACTACACCGGTTGAAAACGGAATGAAGTACACTATAACAAGTAGTGTTAATATTATTAAAGAAGAAGATTTTAAAAAAACATTAATATAATATGTTTACGCTATTAATAGAAAATGTATTAAGTAAAGATGAATGTGAACTTTTAATTCAAAGGGGACTACAGACCGACTTACAGGTTATGTACTCTAGCAAAATAGTTAATGGTAAAATTATAGATGATAATATATTAAAATTAGATGATAATAAACGAAGGGGTAGTTATTTCTTTGAAGATGAAATGAAAGAGAATATGTTTGTAAATCTAACTCATAAATTAATATCATTAGTTAATTCTATTAAAATTTTTAATGGTATAGAATATATCTCTATACCAAAATATACATTTAATCAATATAGCGAGGGAGATTTTTTAAATTGGCATCCGGATACACATGAAATAATGAATGGTGCAACTGCTACTATAATAATTCAACTAAACGATAATTATGAAGGTGGAGAAGTTATGTACAAAGTAAGCGATATAGAATATAATGTTCCTAAAAAAGCAGGTAGTATTTTTATATTTGATTCTAATATAGAACATAATGTTAACGTAGTAGAATCCGGTATTAGATATTCTATGAATGCATGGCCATCTTCTAAAATTAAAAAAGGATTACTATGAAAAAAATTGTTATAATTGGAGGAGGAACTGCCGGATGGTTAACCGCAATGGTAGTAAATAAATTTTGGAAAGATACCGAAGTAACATTAATAGAAAGTTCTAAAATTGGGATATTAGGTGCGGGTGAAGGTAGTACTCCTAATTTTGGTAGAATACTTTCATTATTAGAAATAAATCAAAAAGATTTTTATACCAAAACTAAATCAACAATAAAAAATGGATTGCATTTATATAATTGGACAGGTAAAAATGAATTATCAAAACATTTATTTTCTGGTAATGAACCCACTTTAACTAGTCCATCTTTCGCATATCACTTTGATGCTAGATTAGTTGCTAAATATTTTAAAGAAATTGCTACTAATAGAGGAGTTAAGTGTATAGATGATGAGGTTATTGATATTAAAAATAATGGGGAAAATATAGTTAAGTTAGAATTAAAAGATAGTGGTAGTATTGATTTAGATTTTGTATTTGATTGTAGTGGGTTTTCTAAAATTATTATCGATGGGGTTCATAAAGAAAATTGGAAAGATTATTCAGAATTTTTATTATTAAATAAATCAATCAACTTTTTTTTACCACAAGAAACTCAATATAAAATGAGTGATAAAACCCATACAAAAATGGTATCAATGAATAATGGTTGGATGTTTAATATTCCATTACAACATAGATGGGGATGTGGTTATGTTCACACCGATAAATATTGTACAATAGTGGATGCGAAAAAAGAAGTTGAGGATTATTTTGGCCACGAGGTAATTGTACAAAAAGTATTTGATTTTAAACCAGGTGTGTTTGAGCGAAGTTGGATTGGTAATTCTATAGCTATTGGATTATCATATGGATTCATAGAACCATTGGAGGCTACCTCATTGATGTCTACTATAATGCAATTAAAGAGATTGATTGATTTGGATTTCAATGAAACTCAAAAAGAAAAATTTAATAAATGGTGTGAAGAGATTTATGAACAAAACTTAATGTTCATTCGTTATCATTATTTATGTGAAAGAGATGATACACAATTTTGGAAAGAGTGTACAAAGATGCCAATTCCTACTAAATTAAAAAACATATTAGACGAGAATAATTTTTTAATACCTAAGACTAATATAGAATTACTTATGACATTGGAATTGGAAGAAGTCTCCCCAAATGAATTGACATTTTTTGTAAATAATTACTCAGCTATTTTTAGAAAAAATAAAAAGGTATTAAAAAAAGAATTGATATAATATGGAAAAGATATATTTTGATGATGAAACTTATATATGGAGAACTAAATTTGATATATCAGACTTTAAAGATGGTGTCTTAGATGAATGCTTTCAGGTAATGGAATCATTGGGAGACGTACCAGGAGATAATTTTGGATACCTTAGAGAATGGAATGATTTAAATTTTACTGGAGAAATTATACCTAACGCTAAATTAGATTTTATAGCTAAGTTTGGTGTAGATAGATGTATTGAATTATTTGATACTACTGATATCCCATATAATAAGGTCAACACAGATGCGTGGGTGAATGTTGTTAGGGCAATTAATCCAAAACAGCATAATTTTAAAAAATCAAATGAGATAGAATTCCATAATCACATTTACTTAAACGAATTAAACAAAATGTTCGTCCCTACATATACATACGTTCATTACATACAGATGCCTGATAACTTAGAGGGTAATGATGGTGTGCTGTATATAGAAGGAAGAAATAAAGAGATATACCATATTCTTCCGCAAGAAAATGATGTGATAATTATGGAATCTGGAGTACCACATGTACCCGCTTCCTCTTACAAATCAACTAAGGATAGAATCGTATTTGCAGGTAATGTTGGGTTTGATTTAATTAAAAAAGAAAAGAGTTTAATATAATGCTAATTGATAAAAAATTTATATACATTGCATTACCAAGATGTGCATCATC